AGATTTATTAAAATATGTATTTGATAAACTAGTATCAGTAAATTTAAATGAGATTGAAAAATATTTAACTTTAATAAAGAAAATAAAAGAAAGAATGAATAAGAATGAATATAGTGAATTTATTGAAGAAAACTTAGAAGATGTTATTAGTGAATTACCAATTTTAGCAAAATATAAAGATAAGATTATTGCTTAGATTCTGTTCAATCTTTAGGCTCCAAATGAAATTTAACAGACCTATTAAATCGAATTAGATCTGTAAAAAATCCCTTCTCTAGTTCATCTTCTAATGATGAAAATTTTGATAACCCAAAATCAAATAATATAAAATTATTTGTTTCTGAATTAAATCCGATATTATCTATACTAACATCGCAATGAGTCCATCCATTAGTCTTTAAATATGTTAAAGCTGTTTTAATATTTGATTCAATAATCGGAGTAGTTACTGAAAGTGTATTTTTGAATGTAGTTACATCTTCGACTTTTGAGATAACTACATAAATACCTAAAGTTTCTAGTACAAGAGTACGATAAATATGTTCTAGATATGGACATTCATTTTTTATTAAAAGATTATGATATAACTTATCATGTCCTGCAAGTACAATAGTTGATAGTTTATATATCTTAATAGCAATTGTCTTAAATACAAATACAATAGCAACATCATTCTTGAAATGTTGCATTGATTCTGAATCATTTTGATTCTCTAAGAGGATAGAATTAATTAATTTATTAATTTGTTGAAATTTATAAGTTATAAACTCAATCGAATCAGAGTCATTATAAACCCGACGGTACAATACTTCAATTGGTTCGCTCATCTCAGGATGGCCTTCATCAATTAGAAGTTTAGCCTTTAAAAAACACTCGAAAGTATTAGTAGGAATAAAATCTATATATGATGTCATTTCTAGTATATTTAAAAATAGTATATGTAAAATAAAGTATAATATTCAATTTTTAATTTTTAATATATAGGAATCATAAATAAAATTGATAAATATAAAACTTACTTAAATAAACAAACATAATATAACTAAAATAACTAAAAATGAATAAAAATGACTTACCATGGATTGAAAAATATCGACCAACTAAAATAGCAGATATATTATTTGATGATGTTTTAAGGGATAAATTTAATAAAATAATGGAGACAAAAATTTATCCAAACTTAATTTTAATGGGTAATCCAGGTGTTGGTAAGACAAGTACATTATTGGCTTTTGCAAAACAAGTAACTGGTAAATATTATAATGAAGCTGTTCTTGAATTAAATGCATCTGATAATCGTGGTCTAGACATTGTCGATAAAATGATTATCCATTTCTGTAAAAAAATTGTTACTGATTCAGATGGTAATCCAATTAAAAAATTTATTATATTTGATGAAGCAGATAATATTACACCTAAAGCTCAATACGTGATGAGTGATTTAATTGATCAATATAATAAAACAACTATATTTACATTTACATGTAATGATTCTACACAAATCATAGAATCAATTCAAAGTAAGTCATTAATCATTAAATTTAATAAAGTGAATGAGAAAAATATGAATATTAGATTGAAAGAAATATGTAGATTAGAAAAGATTAATATTAGTGATACAATCTTAAATGAGATCATATTAAATTCAGAAGGAGATATGAGATCATCATTAATTAATCTAGAGGTGATTAATAAAGGGTTAAAAGATGAAGATAAGAAAAATTTTAGGTCTTTGATGACAAATAAAATCGAAAAAAATCTATTAGATGAACTATTAATTGCATTAATAGCTGGTGATTTTTTAGATTGTGTAAAACATTATAAGGATATCAAAAAGAATGGATATTCAAATATTGATATTGTATTTAATTTAATAAATCATGTGAAAATTGTAAATATTGAAGAAGATGTTCGTATAAAATTAATGACACGATTAAGTAAAACATTTGTTATACTTAATGATAAAAGTGAATCAGATGTTCAAATGTATGGATTATTTAGTTATTTCTAATGATATTGTAAAAAATAAAGTTAAGAATTATTTTTAATTTATTATAATAAATTAAAAAATATAAATTAAATGAAATCTTCAGAGGTTCTCTTCTTGGAGGATTTCTTTTTAGATGATCTCTTCTTGGATGATTTCTTGGATGATTTCTTCTTAGATGATTTCTTCTTAGATGATCTCTTCTTAGATGATTTCTTGGATGATTTCTTCTTAGATGATTTCTTCTTAGATGATTTCTTGGATGATCTCTTCTTAGATGATTTCTTGGATGATTTCTTCTTGGAGGATTTCTTCTTAGATGATCTCTTTTTAGAAGACTTCTTAGAGGATTTCTTTTTAGATGATCTCTTAGAAGATTTCTTTGATGCTTTCTTAGATTTCTTTGATGATTTCTTAGATGACTTTTTAGATGCTTTTTTAGACTTTTTTTTTAGTTTCATATTAGAACGTCTTTTTTTTACTTCTTTTAATGCGGATTTAATTGCTTTCTTTAATTGAGCTTTTAAACTATTATCATCATTTGAAAACTTTTCAACAGTAGCTTTAGGTGTTCCTATATTTTCAGGTAGAATTGTATTAATATATTCAACAAATTTATCTGTTTTTGAAAATTGTATCATTTTTTTAGTTAATTCATCTTTTGATAAATCAGGATATTGTGCTTTCATACGTTTAAATAAAGCTTCTCCTACTTTATTTTCTGCGTCTTCTTCTGAAATAGATCCTTTTGGTGGGTCTACTGAAAAAGATTTCTTAGATGATCTTTTAGATCTCTTTGGTGATCCACTTGGTGATCCCCTTGGTTTTTCTTCAGAAAATTCTCTATCTGCTAGACAAATTGTTTTATTTTTTTTTGTAATACAAATATCATTATTACTTTTAATACCAAGAGTACAGTTATTATTATCCTTATCAAAAAATCTAAAAGGATTTAATTGATCAACTTCAGATGAATTACGATTTAATAAATTTAAATTTCCATCATCATTTGGTAAAAATAATAGACTATCTCTAGGCACTTTTGCAAATTGAGATTTTAGTTCTTCTTCTAATTTTTTAAATTGTGGAGTTAATTGATCTAGCATATAATTTGGTTGTCTAGGAATTTTATGTCTTCTACTAGGTCTTTTAATGCTTGGTAATAAATAAGGTTTACTGGGAGTTGCTGATCTTTCTGTAGATGGAGAGTAAGTAACATTGTATTTATCTGCATCTAATGCTTGACGCTCGGATCTTTCCACATATTTTGATTGATCACGGGAATTAGAATGTTTAGGATTATTACTACGAGAATTTTTAGGTGATTTAGAAGATTTTATTATAGGTGTATCAAAGTTTTCAATATTCATAAATCCATCTATAAATGTGCCATTAATTGTAAAAAAAGACATTATATATTACTATATAAATAAAATTTTAATAAATTAATAATTTGAATTTTATTATAAAATTTATAATATTTTTAATCATCGATAAATCCATTTTTAATTACATTTTTTTTAACGACATTTTTTTTTACTTCTTTAACTTCTTCTCTTACTTCTTTCTTAATTTCTTCTTTTACTTCTTTCTTAACTATTTTTTTAACTTCTTCTTTCTTAACTTCTTTCTTAACTATTTTTTTAATTTCTTTCTTAACTAATGTTTTTTTTAAATCATCAATTAACTTAAATGCTTCTTCAGCATCTTCAGCAACATCTTTAGCATCTTTTTCTATATCCTTTTTATTTTTTAATGATTGAGTTAGTTTTATATCTTTTGATGATATTTCATCATCTGAATCAATAAATCCATCATTTGTTTTTACAATTTTTACCGGTTTCTCTTCATCTGAATCAATGAAACCATCATTTGTTTTTTCAAATGTAATTTGCTTTGTATAATCATGTTCCCATGTCTTTACAGTTTCATTTTCCTTTACCTCACTATAAGTAATCTCATAGTTTCTTGATGTATATACTTTTTTTCTTGCCATTCCTAGAAATATAAAACTTGGTACTTGATCTACTATATCAATTATTAATGGTTGATTTTCATATTCTTCTGGTTTTTTACGAAGAATACGACCAACTGTTTGTACTACTTTTGCTTTAGGAGTTAATAATATCATTGTATCAAGTGCCTGAATATCTAATCCTTCACTAACCATTTCATATGTTGCTAAAATTAAATCTTTTGTTTCTGATATTTTTAGATCTTTTTCTTTCATACCACCTACATAAAATCCAACATCACCTTCAAATACATCTTTTAATGTTTCATTTAATCGTTCTAATTGAACTTTACGACCTGATAAAATTAATATCTTTCGTGATGGGTCTTTCTCTTTTAGATTATATATAAGATCATAAATATATGAGTTACGTTTTTCTATTTCAATTAAATTTGAAACCATAATTGGTTGAATTGATTTACCATTTTTTCCAGTAATTTCTCTAAATAATTTATGTCTAACAGAATAATTATATATTTCAACCTTTACTTTATGTTTTAAACTGACTTCTTCTTGATACATCATCTCGCCTAAAAACCAGTAAAATACCTTTTCTGTTTTATCTGATCGGTTTGGTGTTGCAGATAATCCTAAAGTATATGGTGTATTAATTTTTAATAAAGCTTGTGAAAAAACTCGAGATGACAAATGATGACATTCATCATATATTACAAAATCAAATTTAGAGAAGATATCAACTTCATAATCCTTCATAGCAATAGACTGTAGCATTCCAACAACAAAATCCTTATCAATATCTATTTTATTTTGTTGAATTCTTCCAATTGAACAATCTGTATATTGTTTAATTCTTTCAATCCATTGATTCATTAAGAATTCCTTATGCACTACAATTAGTGTTCTACATTTTAACTTTGTTGCTAAATATATACCTAAAACTGTTTTTCCTCTACCAGTAGGTACAGATAATAGCCCCCCTCCATCATTTTGAATTTTAGGTAAAACTATATTAACAATATCATTCTGATAATCACGTAGTTCACCTTTAAATTTTAAGTTTAAAGGATTTTTAGGTTTAACAGTATTCTTTATTTCTTTAAACTTTTTAACACCATAGAATCTCGGTATATATAATTTATCACTTGTTTCTGCATATATGTTAAATGCTTCTGATTTATTATCGGGACCATAATCGGTAGTAACTTTTGGTATAATATTTAGTTCTTTGCGAATAATATCCAATTGAGTTTCTTTAAAATTTTTCTTAACTAAATAAGTGCCATCATTGGTAATATATAACGACATTTTTAAGTATAATAATTTAGTTTTAATTTTAATTGATCAAAAAATCAATTTTTATAATTTATATATAAATTATATAAATTTTATATAATAATATATTATGGAAACAGTTATAAATCTATCAGGAGGAGTAATGAATACAATAGATGGTTCTATTACAGAAATACTTGAAAATAAATATTTTTTTATAACAATTGTAATTTTAACCTTCTTATATGGTAGTCTTTCGCATTCAAGACTCGCAGCAAATATAATTGAACTTTTTGATAATCCCTTTTCAAGATTATCATTTATTGGATTTGTTTATTATATTTCTACAAAAAATGTACCTTTAGCGGTATTAATGTTGGCAGCAACTATTGTTACAATGAATAATTATAATAAGCAAAAAATAAATATATTATTAATGTCATTATTTAAAGGAAAATTATTAGCAAGAAAATATTCACAAGCTAGTTTAAGATCTTGTAGAAGTTCTCTTAGATTGAGTTCACTCAGAAGAAGATCATCTAAGAGAAGAGGATCTAAAAGAAGAAGGTCAAAAAGAAGAGGATCTAAAAGAAGAGGATCTAAAAGAAGAGGATCTAGAAGATTATCTCAAAGATCACTTCATCGAACTCAAATAAATAAACTAAGAAAGTTATTAAGAAAATTAGATAAATTAATTAAGGAAGCACGACAAAATAAGGTTAAAAAAATACCAACTGCAATAACTAAGGTTGCAATTAAAGCTAAAGAAATATCAGCAAATCTAAAACAAAATACACCTGTACTAGTTAAAAAAATAGCAGAAAAAATAAAACTTGTTGCAAATAAAGAGGGTAAGGAAACGCCAAAAGTAATTAAAAAATTATCCACAACAATCGCTAATACTCTAAATGACTTAAAAAAAATAATTACTGAAAAAGTAAAGGATAAAACAAAGGAGAAGGAAAAAACAAAGGAGAAGGAAAAAACAAAGGAGAAGGAAAAAACAAAGGAGAAAGAAAAAATAAAGGAGAAGGAAAAAGAAAAGGAGAAGGAAAAAGCAAAGGAGAAAGAAAAAGCAAAGGATAAGGAAATAATAAAACAATTAGTAAAAAATATTGAAAAAGAGAATGAAAAAAAGAAGGAAAAGGAGAATGAAAAGAAGAAGGAAAAGGATCTACCTAAATTACTCATGAAATTATTAAAAAATAGTAAAGAAGCAGATGATAAATTAAAAGCAAATATAGTTCCTCCAGTTATTATTAATAAATTATTAAAGGAAAAAACAATATCTAAATCAGATGCAACCGAACTAAAAAAAATAACAGATAATTCCATCATAAATTTATTAAAAGAAAAAGATATAAAGAATTTAAAAAAGAATAATGGAGAAGTTTCTGATGCATTAGTAAAGAAAATAATACAAAGAATGCAGGAAACTAAAAATGGAGTTGCATCTTCTACAAATTCTTCTCAAAATAGTACAAATAGTTCTGTAGTAAGTTCTACTACAAATTCTGCAGCAAGTACACCAAAAATATCATTTTCTGTAAATTCACAAGGATCTGGTTCTTCATCAGCTTCTGCATCACAATCTGCATCACAATCTGCATCACAATCACCATCTGCATCAACATCTCAAGAAAATAATAAATTATTATCGCCCGAAGATTATCGTGAAAGTGTACAAAGAAATTCTGGACCGCAAATAACTTTTCCTAGAAATATTCTAGGAAGTACAGAAAAGTATACAAATTATTATAACTTTTAATTAAATTATATTTAATATATAATTTAATATATAAATGAGTAATAAATATAAAGATGAATATTCAAGTGATTTTGTTAAAGATTGCAAAGGATATACCAAATTACCAGATGCTCTTTCAAAACGCAAACGTATTATTGCTATCGGTGATGTACACGGTGATTTAAATTTAACAGTTACAAATTTATTAATTGCAAATGTAATTGAATTGACTGAAAAATCAAGTAAAACCCTTGAAGTGAAATATGAAGATGATACAACGGAGTATTATAAATGGATTGGTGGTGATACTGTTGTTGTACAAGTAGGAGACCAAGTTGATAGATGTCGTCCAGTTGGTTACGGCACAATTTGTGTTCAAGATAAAGAAGCTACTATTGATGACGAACACAGTGATATAAAAATATTAGATCTATTTACAGAACTAAATAAATTAGCAAAAGAAAAGAATGGTATGGTAATTAGTCTATTAGGAAATCATGAATTAATGAATTATCAAGGAAATATGAATTATGTATCCTATAATGGTGTACATAATAGTGATTTTGAAGGTAAAGATGCAAAATATAAAAAATCAGATGGGTCATATTCTAAAAATGGTGTGGAGGGTCGTAAAGATGCTTTTAATGGTATTACTGCACCTAAAAATGGTGAAAGACTCAATAAAAAGTTAGCATGTACTAGACAAACTGCAGTAATTGTAGGAAGTTTTATTTTTGTACATGGTGGAATCGTACCAGAATTGGCTAAAAAATTTAAAATATCAGAAGTAAATAATTTAATAAGAAAATGGTTATTAAAACAATTAAAAGATGATGATCCAGATATCGAAACACTCGTCAATACTCCAAATCAATCACCATTTTGGTCTCGCTTATTTGGTTATTTACCATCAGGTCTATCATACACTGATCGTAGATGTGAAAAATCATTAGAACCTATATTAAAAGTATGGGGTGAAGACAGAGGAGGACTTAAAGGTATGGTTATTGGACATACACCACAAATAGAAAAAGGAATTAATAGTACATGTGATGACAAAATATGGAGAGTTGATATTGGCGCATCTAAGGCATTTGATGTATTTGAAAGAATTAGAAATAGTGGAAGAAAACCAGCTGTATTAGAAATATTAGATGATGGTAAGACATTTAATATATTAACATAAGAATTGAACGATCATTTTGACTCACACTAATTTTTTTTCAGGAATCTTTATCCTAAAGATATCTGATAAAAAATTGAAAATTATAATATAAAATAATATATTTATTTTATATTATAGAAATGAACATAGATTTTAATAATAATTTAAATGATGCTTTTAATAGTAATTTTAATAATGAACGTACTAATAAAATTCATATAAGAATACAACAGAAGCGCAAGGATAAATATCTAACTATTATTCAAGATTTAGACGATGATCTTGATTTTAAACGTATTTGTAATGATATGCGTCGTAAATTTAGTTGTAATGGAAACGTAGTAAACGATAAGGAATTTGGAGAAATTATTCAGTTACAAGGAGATCAAAGAACTAATGTAAAAGAGTGGTTAATACAAAATGAAATTTTAACAACCAAAGATCTACATAGAGTTGTAATTCATGGATTCTAAATTATTTTAATTTTTTAATAAAAAATTAAAATCAGATTATAAATTTATTTATAAATACTTCTTGGGGTCAGCTTTGAACATTTTTTTAGCTTCATCAACTTGATCCATCATTTCTTTATTAGGGTGTGCAGATTTAGCAGCTTCAAAAACTTTCTTAGTGGCTTTTGCAACAGGACTAATTCCTTTTTCGGTACTAGCTTCACGTACCATTTTAGTTAATTCTTGGTATTTTGCTAATTTAGGATTTAATTCACGTCCCATTTTTTTAGATCCTTTCTTAGATCCTTTTTTAGCAGCTTTGCGTCTGCGGCCACCGCTTATGCCGGAGCGTCCACTGCGACCACTACGACCAGATGCACCACCATTTCTGGATCCTTTCTTGGCTACTCTACGTCTGCGGCCACCGCTTAAACCAGAGCGACCACTGCGGCCACTACGACCAGAGCGTCCACTGCGACCAGATGCACCAGAGCCACCTCTGCGTCTAGAGGCTTTGCGTCTGCGGCCACCGCTTAAGCCGGAGCGACCACTGCGGCCA